CTGACTTTTCATTTCACCAAGAGCTACAGGCAGATAATGAGTTAAGGGCTTGACTCATATGGTAACATATGAGTTAACATCTCCCATAAGCCCTATACCTGATACGCAGAGTTTTCAACCTCATTGCATCAGATACATAGATCTTATGACCTTTCATGGGAGAGCATCCACTATCTGCCATCCGGAGTAGTTATGTGATTATAAATAAATCACACTATTTCCTTCCAGATTTGGATATAGCTCTTTGATGAATAATTCCGAAGGAGCGTCCCTGACAATGTTCAAAAGAACTTTGACAAGGGCACTCTGTGCAAGAACGCGAGACTCTTGTGTTCTCATAGAGAAAGTGCTCTTACCGATAAAGTATTTAGCTAAGCCAAGGGCCTCAATCGAATCAAAATCAGATTTGATCAGGGCTTCCTGGAATAGATGAATAACATCATCAATAGAAGCTAGTAACGGCGAGTTATTTCTTAACATCGCCGGTACAGTCTCTCTCAAGAATTGAAGAGTGTATTGGTCCTGGTCCGGCCAAGCCTTTAGATATTGTTCTACCATCGCAGACAAGCGGGAAAAAACCGCCGCATGCGATTGTGAAACAATCTCTAAGTCCTTTTCAGCGAGTTTCTTTTTAGCAAAGATGACAACCTTTCTGAGGAAATCATCCGCATCATAAAGATGCGCGCTAGGAAGAGAGTGACCGAATGCGTCTCTAATACACAAAAATGTGTTAGAAAACGTACCCGTTACTTTATCCTTGGATAGCTCTCTGAAAACCCTTAGCAATTTGAGAAGTCGAGTCGCATGCTCAAAAGAGTATCGATTCGACCGCATCAATTTGTTAAGGCTGAGGACAAAAGACCCGAAATTCTCATGACATAATACATAACCATGCGATTCTTGGTTATCCAGGAAGTTGGCTAAAAGAGGGTATGATTTTCATACCGCCTTAAGCCCACCTACTGAATAACCAGTAATCTCTACTCCATTGAAGTACACTCTTTTAGCAAACTCAAATAAGTATTTACTTATATGAGTCTTCTGAGGAGAGAACTTCATATCTAGTTGCTCAAGAATACAAAAGTATTCTTTCGCAACTAGATGATCTGCAATAACAAGGTCATCACCCAAAAGCGCATAGTCCTTAAACGGACGACGAACTTTGGGCCATCTACTGTTCGGTATAGTTCGTAAGAACGCTACCTGAACAATGATATGATGACATAATGCCATTGCAGGTCAGGATGAGTACGCACCCATCGGTTGACCGGCGGCATAAGTGTAGGTTTTACCCTTACACTCAAACCCCAGCTTTACCAAGAGGTCTACTCAACATTGAGCTTTCTGGGCACCGATAAGATAGCTAAGAACCTTCTTTTGAAAGGTTATAGGCAATCGATCAGTAGCACAGGTTAAGTCAATGCTGTAGTAGATAGGTTTATCTCGCAATAGGGTTAGAAATTTATTCTGATCAAAGGTACAATCTGAATGCAGCCTCCTCAATATCTCATTAAGAGAATTATGAAGAGGTCGTAAAGCAGTTTGTGTCCAATAATCAAGTAAACCGATAACTCTAGTCTTACCTTCTTTATCAGAGAAGTAGGACAATCTTCGCAACAAGTTAGATCGTAATGGGTAAACTTTAACTCACATCTGTGAAGCGGATTCCGGTAGTATGTCAAAGCTAGAGATTAGGTCATCCAATCGAGAGGCCAGCTTGTTACCGGCTACCACATTTAAACTGTGGATCAGCCATTTTGGTAACAAGGTCGCTTCGGAAGATGACATAATCAAGGCTTGACCTACTGGACCATTCTTCACAGTCATGTGAAAAGAGGTTCACTCAGTACTTATAGGACCGATACCGAGAATTCGTAGTGCACACTTAATTTCAGAGTCAGTTAGATTCTGAGATCGCGTTGCGTCTACAATTGTACTGGTGTCCAAGACAGGAGGCAACTTTAATGATCGAAGACACATTAGCAATGTGAATAAGACTTTCAAGTGCTCTGGTCGAGTTGTAAATTGTTTAAATTGAGATAGCCAAGAAGGCCATCCCGATGAATCCAATTTAACAAGGTCCATAGAAGATAGAGGTGATCCGGACAAGAAACGCATAACTGCGAGTCTGGAATCTTTCACGTATTTGATTACGAAAGAGATCCCCCGGTCACTAGCAATCTTCTCTAATTTCTTGAAGAAAAGAGATACCTGACTTTTCATTTCACCAAGAGCTACAGGCAGATAATGAGTTAAGATTAGCAGGGTTAACTCCCTGTTGTGTCGTAACAATTTATCTGTATTAGTAGCTTTTATTGAATATAAAAGGTACAGGACCAAGACCAATATCTCTCTGTAAACTCGGGGTGCTAGCCCTGTAAACAGATGCGGTTACGACTCCACGGAGACTATTGGTCCGGATCCTACACATTCCTTACGGGAATGAGTCGGAAACCCACCAAGACGCGCGGTTAAGCGGAGTCATGATGTTAGACTTAATCTAACTG